TTTGACCCCGTAATAATGTTATTGCTGGATTAGCTACACCATCAAAAACAAAAACCCCATTTGCCACCGTTACAGTTACAGATGTTGCAAGGGTAGGGGTTGTATTTTGAGTATAGCTTGCAGACAGTTGTAATGTGTTATTTACCGTATCCCTGTTTATTACATAATACTGGCCGTGATCTGAAAGCCCACCTATTACGGTGGTTGCACCGTTTTCTAAATTATAAATGACGGGCATTCCATTTACAAAATGAGCATCAGAACAACTTATTGTGTTATTTGTTACATTCACATTTGTTGAAGGATTGTTAAATTGAAAATGTGGAATATTTGCTAGGTCAAGAGTTGTACCGCCTGGTGTTGCGGCTAATTCTAATTCACTACCGCTATGGGTGCCATCAATTTTAACATAATACGTTGTGCCGCTAACTAATGGACTTAGCGCTGTTGAACCTGTTGGAACGTGATAAATTACCGGGTCACCATCAGAAAATGGTTGATCTGATAATATGTTTCCGTTTGCGTCCACGCTTTCTAATTCATCATGAAACCCGTTCCAACTTACAAAATCGCTTGGATTTACAAATCTTGCCAATGCGCCCCAGTTTGCTTTTCCATTAGCAATAGACCAGCCAACGCCTTTATTCCAATCAGTATCAGTTGCAAACTCTCCATTAGTAACTAATTCTGACCCGCTTGTTGTTGTTAAATCCCAGACAAAAACACGGCGGTCATCTGAGTGAAATGCAACGCCAGCTTGCCCAAAGTTATCAATTTGCCAAATGCTACATTCTAAGGGAATAGACGCAGAAGTTACTGGCCGGGGTTGTCCATAGTAACCCGTTCCATAATAACCATTACCGTAACCAGTGCTTACAGCCGCATCTATACGGCCCGTTGCTAGGTCATCTGGCGTTAAATCATAACTAACCCCGGAACCAGTCATTGCTATAAATTGGTCGTGTGAGCCGCCAGCTATCCAGGCTGTACCGCCGTTATCTTGCCACGTATGTAAACCTCTAATTGGGTCTCTAGAAAATCTATTTTTTCTTACTGTCCAGCCGCCTATTGGCCGTAAACTTCCATCAAGCCACCTAACAAGTGACCCATTTTGCCACCTATTAGCTCCCTCATATTCAGTGCCATTTTTATAAAATCCAGGTGGTAATTTTATAGGTACTAAAGTCATGTCATTTCCAACTTGCTGTACATAAATTTATTGGCGTTCCTAGACTGCCACCGTTATTCCCAGGGCTGGCTTGAGTATAGGTATAAGTTCTATTTCCAGAGGGGGTTGCCTGGTCTACCCACGAACAATGAGCTGTAGCACTTTCTAAATTAACCTGGTGCAATACATCGGCATTACTAACAGTAATGTAATTTGGTGCTATTGCATCCTCAGACATTCCAACGCCAAAGGTAAGGCCATTGTACTGGCCTGATACCGTAATACTAGCGGTTTTGTCTGCATTAGTATTTTGCGCCGTGTCTGTCGTGTACGGCGTTGAGCTATTATAATTAGATACTTCATATAATGTGCCGCTTGATCTACCAGTACCGCCAACGCCAGTGAGATATTGTGAGCCTGACAAACTAGATACTAAATACCATATAGCTACGGAGCCCGGGTTACCGCCCCAAACATAACCGTTTGATATGTCACTTGCTACGGGGTGGACGCCTGTTTGTTTAACGGCCATAGTCATAGCAGTACCGCCTAAAGTGATATTGTTATTGGCCTGGTCAATCCCAGCGTTTTGCATGCAATACACATAAAGATAGGTGCCCGACGATAAGGTAAAATAACCGCTGGGAAAGCCGTTGCTAGTTGTAGTATTTCTACCAAGATAAGTATAAGTAGGCTGACTAGCACTTATGCCGTAATATTCATTAAAGGAGTTTTGTGATGAAACACTTTTACCTATTAAGTCACGAATATCACTGTCGTTTAAACTAGCCTGGGAGCCGCTTGACCCACCAGCCTCCACATGAATTTGATTTAAGCTAATAGCACCACTACCCGGTAATGGCATTTCTTAATTCCTCAACTTCAGCTTTTAATTCTTTTATAGCTTCAATTACCAAACCATGGAGCTGGTCATATTGAACAGTCTTATATTTCACACCTTCTTGGCCATGAAAAACAAGCTGTTTATCCTCAACCGCTGAGGGTAAAATTTGCTCTACTTCTTGCGCTATCACCCCGGCGCTTTCCTTGTTATTTTCATTGTAAGTAAAAGTATAACCGCTGATCTGACAAATTTTATCCAACGCATTTTCTATCTTATTTATGTCATGCTTTAGACGTTGATCTGAAACTGTTGTTGAGTAAGCTGTTACGTTTCCGTCAACATGTAAGTCACCATCATTTTCAAGCCTCATCTCCTCACTGCCGCCAGTCATAAATTCTATATGTTGGCTACCATCATTAAAATGAATGTGCTCGTCAGCGTTACCTACATAAACATCAGTGTTAGAGGCTAGTCTTTGGTCAGGGTTTAACTCAAAGGTTAAATCATAAGGGTCACTATCTGAGCCCGTTGATAAATCTGTAAAATTGATATTAATTCCAGTACCATCAATAAACTTGATTTCTTTGCCGTTAGTCACTGAAAGTTCAGTTCCGTCACCGTCCTCAATAACAAAGCTTTGCATAAGCGCTCCAGACCCGCTCAAACCGCTTACTAAATTTAAGTCATCTGCGGTTGCTGTCGTGGTAACGCCATTAATGACTAATGCGCTTAAATCAGGGGATACTAAGGCTTTACCTGTTCCCGAACCATTAAGAGATGATTGAACCGCCGTTAAGCTACTATTCAAGAGGTCTCCCCAGGTATTTTGAGAACCGCCCTGAACGGGCAGAGTTAAGCTAATTGCCATACGTTTTCTCCTTTTTCTACAACATAACAGAAACTAGAATAATCTAGTAATTTTGGTGTTAAACTTTTGGTGTTTGCTCCGTCCAAATTTCACTTGGGGGCGTATTAGCCGCAATGCTCCAAATTTCATTTACATCTGGGTCAGGCACAGTAATTTCTGAAAATGCGCTAACTGTTGGCTGTATTGGAGCTGTATAGGGAAAGTTTGCTGTATCAATTTGAGGCAACCCGGTAATAATGTTGTTAGTTGTAAGAAAGTATTGTTGGCCCATATTCCCGAGGCCAACATCTGGATTACCTATAGATACATACGCAGAAAATACGTGTGATTGCGTAATGATAGTACTTTCAACTTGAGCCGTGCCAGTTAATATATTTGGCGCTGAAAAGTTTTCATTTTCAAACATTGTGGCGTTTGGAACGGAAGCGCCCTGGCCATTATATAAACCCGATAAGTTGTGTATTTGACTTAATTGACCTTGTGCCAGGTCAACGCTACCAGTTTCTAAATTACTGCTAGATAAAACATGAACCTGGGTAAGTGTTGCATTGGCAACAACAGGAACACCAGTGTCAATTTCAAACCCGGCAAAATTTTCACCTTCAGTAAAAATAACGTCATCAATAACCGGGTTAGCTGTAGTTATATCACTTGGTGCAAAGTTATGAACCTGAGTGATAGCAGTGGTATCTAAAACAGGGTTTTGAGTTTCAAGAGTAGTAGGCGTGAAAACAAAATTATTAGTTAAAAAGGCGCTATCTACAACCGGGTTTTGAGTTTCTAAAGTTGTACCCGCAAAAACTAAATTTTCTGTTAAAACACCAGCATCCACAACCGGGTTTTGAGTCGCAACATCATTACCAGCCAGGTAAACGTTTCTTATTCCAACAAAACCTAATGGCTGAGAGGCTAGGGGGTGAAAGCCTAACATTATGGGGTCCAGTCTGGGTTAAAGTTTTCCCAATCAAAATGAGCTATTGTAAATTGGGCATGCGTTTCATTGTATGTGCCATAAATATAATCACGGTCTAACTTTGTTAGCCAATCATCAACATCAGCTAATAAATACATTGGCTCCTTGTTTGCATCCATATCAACTCTAGTATCTCTATACGTTGTTAGAGCTGTATGGCGTTGCATCATAATGTTATGTTGCAAGTCATTCCATGCATTCTCTTTAATGTCAGCTTTTTCATCATCAGATAATTCACTTACAACCCATTCAGTATTAACCCATAAACATTTATGGGTTTTATCATTGTAAACAGGCATATCAGGGGCGGCCACATACCCGGCGTCAAGTATTTCAGCATCAGTAAATGTGTCAGGGTCAGTACGTGTAAAACCGTTACTTAATACAATTTTATCGGGTAACGGTTGAGGTGTATTTAAATTATGAGAATATAAAGTCATTATCCTACCCCTAGAAAAAATGCATCTGAAGCCACAAAGCTATGCGCGGTTGTTGTTGCTATCCCAAAACAAACCCTAATTGTTTCACCAGTTGTAAATGTGTAGGTAGGGCTCCTTAAAACGCACCCTTTATCGAGCGAACCTGATAGACCATCACTTTCAAAATAAATGTGTCCAGTGCCATAACTGGCCTGGCTTTGCGGTTGCGTTTCTATAGTATTTGGATTTTCTGAATTCAATGGCACAAAACCACCCGTCATATTATGAGTGTTCGGATTAACTCCACCCGCAAAACCAGTGTAAGTTGTGGGCGTTCCAAAATTATTAAATCCAGTTACATTAAATCTACCGTTAACAAAATTGTTTTGAGTAGACATGGCATAAACGTTAGCAAAATTCATTGTATGATAGGCATAGTTTTTTACAGTATTTAAACTTGGATACTCTTGAAAACCCGCAGTTACATTGAAAGCACTGCTAGTTTCAAAATAACCCGCAGATGTTTCATAATTAAGAGGATTTGATTTTGTTACCCACGTTTGTTCGGCTGGCAAACCCCTAATAGCCATAGCCCGTAAAACTTTGTCGTAACTATTACTTTGCGTCAAATCTAAAATCTGTAAGCCGCCTATACCAAAATCATGTAGGTTTTGAGTGCTACCATTAACCTTAATGCCAATATAAATTCTAGCGGTTATGCCATTTAATTCAGAAGGTACGGTAAAATCTTTTATATCAAAACCGTTTGTTAAATTACCCCCATTTGTATTAGTTGTATTCAAATACGAACCAGTGCCAAAATTGACCATTTTTGCCCATATTTCATTTGGTGGAACATCAACAATTCTTACTTGGGCAGATGAACCTAATAGTGTCGCTGGATTTTTGTTTTCTGGATAAACGTTAACTTTCATCCCTTCATACGCTTCAGACGTATTTGCTGACCCTGGCCCACCTCCACCAACGTTATCGGTAAGAGCCCGGACATCTATGCCACCAGTGTTAACACTGCCTTCTGTGCCATTAGCATCAATGGGTGTAGCGGAAACAAATGCCCCAGTGTCATCTATTGAAAAATGCCCAGAATAAGAATTGGTTAACGGATATATTTGCCAATCAGCATTTGACCCGCCTAATGTACCTAATGCCTGGCCAAAATGATCTGTCACATTTCCAGTTGCGGCTACTACTTCAAAATAATATCGACCGCCAACGCCTGTTGTTGTTGTGGAAGGTATAAATCTTGTAATAGCACCTTCCTCTAATGCGCCTAATGTTGAGAATAAATTATATAAATTGCCTGTTTGGGGGTTACCACTTTGGTAATAAGTTCTTGGGCCAAGGCCAGAACCAGGCGTTCCGTATGACTGGCCAGCGGCTGGGTTATAAGTAAAAGAAAAAGTAAAAGGTACACTTGTATCTAAAATGTTTAATAAAAGTCCACCAATAGTTGCTGTACCACCAACGAGCGGGTCTTTATAAACCTCTAAACCAACTGTAAAAGTTTCTGTGCCCTCAGTTGTTGCGTCACTTCTTACGTCATAACCAGAAAAGTCATAAACATTAGCGCTAGTTTCTCCTGTTCCTGATTGTGCTACTGCGCCATAAGCGCTTGCAGTTTGGTCAAAAGGTACAGCGGGGCTTATTTCTATATCATCTGTACTAGCTGTATTAAATGTCGTGGAAATTACCCTAGCTTTTACAAGACCAGAAAAACCCGCACCTGGGTTATACCCTACATTTGCAAGATATAAGCGCCAGTCATTATAAGAATTTTGTTGTGACCCCTCAGTTAATCCACCCAAACTAGTGTCAAGATTGCCTTCCCCATCATAAAACTGCGTGCTTAAAAAGGGCAGTAAAAGCTCCATAGTAAACGTTTTGAGAATTGGGCCGCTCGTACTTCCTGACCTAATTCTTAAACTAAAAGTTGGAGCTGTAGTAAACCAATCAATAAACCTTGTTCTAAAAACAGCAGAGCCTTGGCCACTGGCATTATCAACGACTATTGTACCTGTTTGATCTTGAAAAATTAAATCATTAGCAGTGCTATCTATTGACCAATAACGTGTAGTGGTTCCCGTAGTTGCTTGTAGATTTTCAACTATACCCAAATAATATTCTTCATTTTGAATAAATGGTATTGCCCCGCTTGCTATTGGGTTGTGCCTGGGAGCGGCTAAAGATTGCCCCATTCTTAAAGACGCTTCTTTAACACCCAGATTTGAACCACCAAATTGTTTTGGCATACACATACCCAACCAACCACCTTTT